CGCCAAGGCAAAGGTAAGCACACAAAGATTGCTGCCACAAGTAGGAACACAGCAGAGAAAAGATACAGAGGACAAGGAAAGGGCTAATGCCCTTTTTTTATTGTAAACATATATAAAAAAACCGCAAAAAACCCTATGTCATGTTTAATCTGCAATTTACCATCCACAGAGGTCTGGGTAAGAAAAGAGTACCTTACAGACCATCAGAGTGGGCACGGAGAGTTTGTTAAAGGTGTATGGGTATCTGCCAAGAGTATACCAGGAAGAGCATTCTACTTTGAAACCTATCTGCCTGATTATGCTGCAATGTATGACAAACTACCTATCAGTGCATTCCTGAGTGAACCTGTTCTTCCAGACCCTGATATGTCACTACAGAATCTACAGTTCTGGAATTGTATGGATTATGGTGTTGTTGCTGTTCAAAAACAATTCATTGGATCTATGGACTATGAGATCTATACTAGAGACCATGGGACCATGAAGGGCACCTATGTCTGTACAATTGATAATTATCATCAAGACCCAGATGTTATTGATTATGCAACCAGTGAAAATCCTGCTGAACACAAGTCACATAATTTAATTGAACTTGTCAATGGGCAGTATGCTCTCTATCCTAATAACAGGATGAGAATCTATGATAATAGTCTCACACCAGATGATCCAAAGACACCTGATTTCAAAGTTTCAACAGAATATTATCAGGTAGAGAATGGATATGACAGGATGGGGTTAGGAGATCAAGACTCTTATTTCTGGAAAACCTCTCAAGAGAGGTTAAATAATACTAACGAATCACTCACTCCAGAGGAAGATGGAATCAATAGAGAAACACATTGAGGTAGATAAGAAGATCCTTGAGGATCCAACAACATCACCTCAGGCAAGACGTCACATTGAATCAGAACTACATGAACTAGAAGTTTATGCAAAAAACCATAAGAAAGAAATTGAAGCTGGTGATCACCATGATCCAACAGCACTAGAACTTTTTTGTGAAGTGGAACCTGATGCTGATGAATGTAGAATCTATGAAGATTGACACTAAATAAGGTATATTCTACACAATTAGTATGCCCGTACAGGGAATTAGTAAATCATTCAAAGATATAAGTGCAACATTCTCTATCAACCCCATGAATGGAGATTTGATTGCACTTAAGAATGCGAATGCTATCGCTAGATCTGTGCGAAATCTGGTCCTTACAAAACCTGGTGAGAGACCATTCAATCCTGCACTGGGATCAAATGTACATAATTTATTATTTGAACCTGTTGATAGAATAACTGCTGCAGCAATCAGAAGTGAAATAAGAGATACTATATTAAACTTTGAGCCAAGAGTAAAACTGCAGGATGTGAATGTAAGTACCACTAGTGATGATCTTGGTTATAACATAACTGTAAGTTTTTCAGTTATTGGTATAAATGCTCCTCCACAGGAACTTTCACTCTCATTAGAATCCACCAGATAAATGCCTTTAGTCAATTTCAGTAATCTTAATTTTGATCAAATAAAGATCTCCATAAGGGATTATCTAAAGTCTAACAGTAACTTCACTGATTATGACTTTGAAGGATCCAATATGTCAACGATTATTGATACACTGGCATACAACACTTACATTGCATCATACAATGCAAACATGCTATCCAATGAAGTATTCATTGATAGCGCAACATTAAGAGAGAACATTGTTTCTCTTGCAAGAAATATTGGATATGTTCCAACATCCAGAAGATCATCTACTGCCACTGTATCCTTTGAAGTAGATGTATCAGACACTAACATCACTACTGTAGAATTACAACCAGGTCCAGTAGCAGTTGTAAGTGGCACATTTGGATCAACCAACTATCTGTTTTCTACAAATAAAAAAACAAAAGTATCTGTAGATAGTGATGGAGTAGCAAGATTCCAGAATCTAAAGATACATGAAGGTAATTATATCAGACAAGTATTCACTGTTGATCCAAGAACACCTAATCAAAAATATATCTTAACTAATGCTGGAATTGATACACAACTGATAAGAGTTGTAGTTAAACCTAGCGAAACAAGCACAGTAGAAGAAGTATTCAATCAATCAGATAGTCTGTTTGATGTAAACTCACAATCAAAAGTTTATTTCATCCAAGAAGTATCCAATGAAAGATATGAATTGCTTTTTGGTGATGGAGTATTTGGTAAAAAATTAAATCAAGAAAATCTTGGATATGTAGTTGTGGATTATATTACATGTAATGGAGATGGTGCAAATAATATAGATTCTTTTTCTTTTGCTGGAAAGGTAACAGATCAAAATGGTAGTGTTATTACATCTGGTATTTCAATTATAACAACTGATGAGGCATCATCTGGTGGTACATCAATTGAAAGTGTTGATTCAATAAGAAAGTACTCCACACAAATCTATGCATCAAGAAACAGAGCTGTAACAGCAGCAGACTATGAGGCAATCATACCTCAAATATATGAAGGTGTAGATTCAATATCTGCTTTTGGTGGTGAAGATCTTAATCCACCACAGTTTGGTAGAGTGTTCATTAGCATCAAACCAAAAAATGGCACCCATGTATCATCAGCAACAAAAAGAGAGGTTCTCAATAAATTAAAAAAATATTCAGTTGCTGGTATTGTCCCTGAAATTGTTGATCTTAAATACCTGTATATTGAGGCAGACTCAAGTGTTTATTTTGATATTAATGCTGCTACAAGTGGTGCAGATGTTAAATCATCAATATTAACCAATATTGAAAATTACTCCAAATCATCTCAGTTAAATAAGTTTGGTGGCAGATTTAAGTATAGCAAGTATCAAAAAATTCTTGATGATAGTCATACATCAGTGTCTTCAAATATTACAAAAATTGATATGAGAAGAGATCTTGTTGCCAGTGTCAACACTTTTGCAGAGTATGAGATTTGTTATGGTAACAGATTCCATGTTAGAAATCATGGTCATTTTCCTGTTCATGGTGGAGTGATACTAGGATACAATATAAGGTCATCAGGATTTAAAATTGGAGGATACTCTGATACACTTTACTTTGGTGATATTGCTAATTCTGATTTAAAAACTGGGCAGGTCATAATGTTTAAATTAAATTCACCATCTGAACCAGTTATTGTGAAAAGAAACGTTGGAACAATTGATTATATTAAAGGTGAGATCAGATTAAATGCAGTTAAATTTATTAGCACATCAATTGTTAAAAACTCTGTAAATACAATTGAAATTTCAGCTTCACCATACTCTAATGATATCATTGGTCTTCAAGATTTGTATCTACAAATTGATATGAAAAATGTAAGTGTTGAGATGAAAGAGGACAGAATTACTTCAGGCAGTGATATTTCTGGTAGTAACTATTTGGTAAGTCCAAGTTTTGCATTGAAATCATTAGTAAGAGGATCTGAGGTTTATTCAACTATTCAAACTGAAACTATAGTTCCAACAACAACTATATCAACTGTAAGCACAGGTGGAATGGTAACAAGTGGTGGTGGAGGTGGTGGAACTATAACATCCTCACCTGCTGTTGTTTCACCTACACCATCTCCATCCCCTTCACCATCCCCTGCACCAAGTCCTTCACCAAGTCCTTCACCTTCACCATACGGCTACTAAGAAATGGCAGTAGATAAGATAAAGTTTCAAGACATTGTACAGAATCAACTTCCTCAGTATGTTCAGGATGAATATCCTCTTCTTGGTGAATTTCTGTCACAATACTATCTTTCCCAAGAAAATGATGGTGCAACATTTGACCTATTGAATAATATTGATTCTTATGTAAAAATTGACAACCTCTATAATCTCAAAGAATCTACAGGACTTGCATCTAGTATATCATACTTCAACAGTACAATACAAACTTCATCAGAAACTAATTTTACTGAGGGATTTCCTGAGAGAAATGGAGTTATTAAAATTGACGATGAGATAATTTTTTATACTGAAAAAACAGATCTTTCATTCACAGGTTGTAAAAGAGGATTCAGTGGTATTACTTCATATTCTGCTATCAACAATCCAGAAGAGTTAGTATTTACTGAATCATTAGCTCAAAAACATGCTGCTGGTGCAACAATTCAAAATCTGAATGTTTTATTTCTAAAAGAATTTTTCAAAAAACTTAAAGGACAAATTGCCCCAGGATTTTCAGGAAGAAGTTTATACAAGGGGTTAAATGAAAGAAACTTTCTTTACAATGTAAAAGATTTTTATAATTCAAAAGGCACTGATCAATCACTTAAAATTCTTTTCCAAGCAATATATGGGGAAGAAGTATTAATTAGTAAACCAAGTGAGGATCTCTTTCGTCCATCTGATTCTGACTATCTTATTACAAAGGATTTTGTAATTGAAGCTATTGAGGGAAATCCACTTGAACTAGGAGGGAAAGAAATAGTCCAAAGCAGAACATCTGCTAGAGGAACAGTAACCAAAGTTGAGGTCATTACAACTGATGATAGAAATTATTATCAGATAAGCGTAGATAGTGGATATCAAAGAGATATAAATTTAGATGGTTCAATTCTTGGTGAATTTAAAGATGAACCAAAAACTCAAATAATCAATGATCTTGCCATAAACTCCAGTGTCATTGATGTTGATTCTACAATTGGATTTCCATCATCTGGATCTTTAATTTCATATGATGAAAATGATGATGAAATAATTATTTCTTACACAAGTAAATCAGCAAACCAATTTTTTGGTGTTAGTGGTATTGATGTTGCTATTAAAAATGGTGCTAATTTACACCTTGATTCACTCTGTTCTACATTAGATCAAGAAATTTCATTTAGAATTACTACAACTCTAAAGGAACTTCAGATCAATGAACCAACTAAAAATTTTACAAATGGAGAGACAATACAAATTCAATCCCTAGGAATTGAATCAAATGATAAAAAAACTGATGACTGGATTTATAATCTAAAAGTTAATTACAAAGTAAAAAACATAAGCATACTTGATGCTTCAGAAAAAAGATATTTAATTACTACAGATGATGAAATAATTCTTAAGAGAGGTTATGAAATTGAAATTTTAAAGAATGGTCAGATTTTAGCAAAGGGCACAGTCAATAGCAGAAGGGCAAAAGATTCAATTGATGTTAGATTTGATGTGCTTATATCAGATTTAAGTGGTGAATTTTTTATAGAAAATAAGACTCTAAGAGGAAATTACAAGTACACTTCTGATTTAAATACATCTACAACCAATATCATAAACACCTATCAGAACTTTAATGGTGAGGTATTAGTATCATCTAATTCAATCCCAAGTTATGATAATATTACTTTAGACACTTATAACAAAGTAATTAAATTTTCAAGTTCAAATATTAGTGGAGATACTTTTACTTTCAATCAACAACATGGATTGTACACTGGTGAAATTGTTTACTATAAGCCAAATATAATTATTGGAGATAATCAATTTATTGAAGGTGATGAATCTATTGAAAGTGTTACTATCAATAAATTTACAAATTTAAATGAAGGTGTTTATTTTGTTAAAAGAGTTGGTAAAAATAATTCATTCAGTATAAAACTTGCAAAAAGTCTTTCTGACCTTAATGAAGAAAAATACATAACTCCTCTTGCAGATAGTCCAATAATTGATAATACATTTACTTATCAAGTTTTTTATGACAAAAAAATATCACCTCAAAAAATTTACAGGAAACTTATTGAACCAGTTAAAAAACAGGATAAGTATAACACTCAACCAGGATTTAGTGGTATTCTAAAAAATGGTGTTGAGATTTTAAATTACAAATCAAATGATCAGATATTCTTTGGTGATATCAAGTCAATGGAGATTGTTAATGGAGGAGAAAATTATGATGTTATAGATCCACCTCTATTGAACATAAGCGATGTGACTGGCATTGGAGCCACAGGCACATGTGGGGTTATTGGTCAATTAGAAGAAATAAGAATTATTAATCCAGGTTTTGATTTTGTTTCAACTCCCACTGTTTCAATCACTGGTGGTAATCCAAAAACAGAAGCTTTAGTAAATGTAGAGACAGTTGACACAGTCAACAGAGTAAATTTCTTAGGTGAATCAGGAGGTGGAATAACAACACATGTTGCTTTGGGTGTTGGTGCAACAGATGCCACCATTGGATTTAGCACATTTCATAAATTTTTTACAGGTGAAAAAGTAGTTTATAAAACATATGGATCTAAAGCAGCAGTTGGACTATCTACTGATTCAAATTATTTTGTCAAAGTAGTTGATCCACATAAAATCAAATTACACAAATCTGAATTTGATGCAAAATCTGGACCAGGAATTAATACTATTTCAATAACAGATTTTGGTGAGGGATTACAAAGTATTGACTCTTTTAATTTGAAGAAGAAAGTTTCTAATTTTGTTATTCTTGACAAAGGCACTGGTTATAAAAATAGAAGAAAGCAACTAATTTCCTCTGGAGTAAGTACATCTACTAATATCATTAATATTGTTGATCATGGATTTTTGAACAAAGAAAAAGTAAGATATACTATTGGTGTGAACACTGTCACTGGATTATCTGAAGATACAGATTATTATGTTCATAAGATTGATAACAATAATTTTAGATTATCAGAGATTGGTGTAGGTGATACTGCATCTTTTTTCTATGATAATAATATATTTGTTGATATAAAAACAGTAGGTGATGGATCATTTAATTATCAACCAATCAGTGTGGTAGTAGATGGACTAATTGGTATTACAACACTTACTGGTCAAAAATTTGACTGCATAGTACAACCTATTTTTAGAGGTGAATTAGAATCAATTGATATTACTAATGGTGGTTTAAATTATGGATCTCCAGAAGTTTTTAATTTCAATAGATTGCCAGAGATTTCCATATCTGCAGGTTCTGATGGTCAAGTAACACCTATCATCAACAATGGTAGAATAACTGAAGTCCTTATTGATAATCCTGGAACTGGATACAATTCTCCTCCTGATTTACAGATCATTTCAAAAACTGGATTTTTTGCTAAATTGACACCCATCATCTCTGGCGGACAATTGAAAGAAATTGTAGTTGTGAATGGTGGATCTGGATATGATAATGCTACAACAATAAATGTTATTTCCCCAATTATTGATGCAAATGTTGAACCTATAATCAAAAAATGGACAGTCAATTTATTTGCCAAGAATTTTGATGTTTTAACATCAGATGATGGGATAATTACAAAAAACAATGAGAATATCACATTACAATATAGTCATCTTTATGCTCCCAGAAAGTTAAGAGAGAGTTTGAACCCTATATCTGATTCAGGTGAAATCTTTGGAACTGCAGAACTAAGAAGAGATGCAATTACTGGTGAAGAACAATCTAATAATTTCCATTCACCAATCATTGGATGGGCATATGATGGTCATCCAATCTATGGACCGTATGGATTTAAAAATCCAAATGGAGGACCTATCAGTGCCATGGTCCCTGGATATCAGTTGTCTATAAACACACTTAACAGACCTGAAACATCATTATATGAAGCTGGATTCTTTGTTGAAGATTTTGTATTTAACAATAATGGTGATCTTGATGAGCACAATGGTAGATTTTGTGTGACACCAGATTATCCAAATGGAATCTATGCATATTTTGCCACAATAGAAAATGTAAACAGTAGTTCTGGTCCATTTGAAGGATTTAGAAGTCCTAAGTTCCCATATCTGATTGGTAATAGTTTCAATTCTGAACCAATAAGTTTCAATTTTAAATTGGCATCAAATCATGATGACTATGATATTGAAAAGGATGCTTGGTTTAGAAATACGAAACCATATAGATTGAATTCAAATCCTAGTGGATATGATTACATATACAATTCATCAAAAATTAAAAATCAATCTATTGACATAACAAATACTTCTGTGGGAACTGTTGAGTCAATAAAGATTGTTAATAAAGGTGATAATTTTAAAATTGGAGACAAATTAGTTTTTAATAATACACAAACATCTGGATCTGGTGCTAGTGCTGAAATAAGTAGGATTGATGGCAAAAAAGTGGTATCTATTGCTTCTACAAGCACATCATTTAATGATACAGAGTTTTTCCCAGATTCTTTAGGAAGAATACTGGCATTCACACAATTACCACATAATTTATCAAATAAAGATTTAGTAGGAATATCAGGAGCATCTGAGTCTTTCAATGACATTCAAGGGACTTTTAATATTAATGTAAGACCAGATAATTTTGTGTTATCACTGGGGATTGGGGCAACCTCAGTCACAGGACTAACAACGTATTTCTATGTGTCTGGAATTTTAGATTTTCCAAGAATAAGACCAAATGATATCATTGGAATAAAAACTGAAAAATTAAAAGTTCTCAATATTGACAAAAAGAGTGGTAGAATAAGAGTTTCTAGAGAATATGGTGGAACCATAGGAACATCATATCCAAATTCTCAAATTTTGACTGAGGATCCTAGAAAATTATCATTTGATGTTGGATTTGGTAAAACCACCAAACAATTCAAATTAAATGAAGAGTATTATTTTGAACCATCTGAAGCTGTAGGCACTGGAATCACAGATGTAGTTGGTGCTGGAAAAACAGTTACATTCTCAGTTCCAGGAGTTGGTGGAACACAAGTTTTCATTCCATCTCAGTCAATATACATTCCTGAACATAAGCTCAGTCTTAATGATGAGATAATATACAATAATTTCACTGGGGTGGCAATCTCAGCATGGAATGGTGTTGCTGGGATTGCTTACACTCCACTGACATCATATTCTAATTTGTATGCTGTACCACTTACAAATAATACAATTGGTATTTCATCCAATAAAGTAGGATTGTCTAGTGTTGGTGGTGGATATAGTGGATTGGGATCTTTACCTGGACTTTTATATTTTACATCTGAAGGAACTGGTGATTATCATAGTTTTAAGACTAATCACAGCAATGTAATAAAAGGTGAGATAGGTGTTCATACTGTTACTGTATCAACAGCGTCTACTCATCAGATGCAGGTGAATGATATTGTATTCATGGATCTTAATCCAAATGATACTACTACAATTGCAGTTAAGTATAATGACTTTAACAGAAGAATGGTTTTTGGACCAAAGAATTTTCTTGCAGCAGATGTTGATATTAGTGAAAATACAATAAATCTCACTGACCATGAATATGAGATTGGCGATAGGGTAATCTATTCACCATCAGCAACTATTATAAGTGGTTTAGAAAATGAAGGAATGTATTATGTTTTTCCATTTACAAAAGACAAAATTAAACTTGCACTGAATAAAATTGATATTGAAAACAAAAAATTTGTAATAATAAACAGTGCAGAGAATGGAACTATATCAAGAATTAACCCCTTAGTTAAAGCATCAAAGAATCAAAAAATTGTTTTTGATCTTTCTGATAAATCTCTGAGTTTTGTATCAAGTGGATCAACATATTCTGCTTTTGATATGAACATTTATACTGATTCTGATTTTACAAATATTTTTAGATCATCAAAAACAACTAACACTTTTGAAGTTTCTAAGAGTGGTGAAGCTGGAATCAATGCAGATGCATCGCTTACAATCACCCTCACTGATAGTGTACCAAATAATTTATGGTACAAATTCACAAAGAAAAATCTTACTATTTCGCCAAGTTCAAAGAGTGAATTTTCTGATGATGATAGTGTAAAAAATTATAATCAGATTGACATTCAAAAATCTGCATATGAGGGTCAGAAGATTATAACTGGAGTTGGATCAACAACATTCACATACAATGTTCCAAAAAAACCAAGAATTTTATCTGAATATGATATTAATAATTCAAAAACAAAATATCAAACAACTTCAAAAACATCAAATGGTCCAATTAATAAAATAAAAATAAATTTTGGAGGAAAGGGTTACAAGTCATTACCTGGAATCAGTTCAATCATTACAGATAAAGGACAAAATCAACTTCTTGATGTTCAAAGTTCATCAATAGGAATAATTCAAGAAAATCAGTTTGTTTCTAACAGTATTGGATTTGGTTATCCATCTGATAGAACTTTAAGACCAATTGCGAATTTACCAGAGATACTAAGAGTTCAACCATTAGCATCATTTGATAGGATTGGTATCACTTCATCAGGTAGTAATTATTTGATCGCTCCAGATTTGGTTGTTTTTGATGTAGTATCCAATGAAGTCATCACCAGTGTAGATTTGGAATTTAATCTTGGTGATCAAGTTGTAAATATTCTTAAAAATACCACTGGGTTAAATGATGTAAATCCAAGAATACTACCAGTCAACAACACTAATGGTGTTGGTATTAATTCACTAAGTTTTGACTCAACCACCAACAGAGTAAAACTTTATTTGAATACAACTTTCAATAATCAAGAAGATTTTCCATTCTCAGTCGGTGCAAATGTACTTGTAGAAAAAATTGATGTGGGACTAAACACCACAGGAAAAGGATATAATTCTGAAGACTATTCATATTCTTTATTTGAAATTACATCAGTTGATCCAAAACTTGGAGGTAGTGGTGCTTTTGTTGAATATTCATTAGATGAAGTTCTTTCAATTGGTGAAACTCCTGGGGCAGTTGTGTCTGCAATATATGGCAGAGTTGTTCCAGAGCATCAGTTCCCTGTATTTGATATTACTTTGTCCAAGAACAATTACATTGTTGGTGAAAAAGTTTCTATAAATGAGGATTCATCAAATTTTGGTATTGTTGAGTCATGGGATCCTCTTGCTGAGATGCTAAAAATTTCAATTAGTAAAGAAATTAGAATAAATGATAGCATCAGAGGATTAAGTTCTGACACTCAGGGGTTAATTAGAAGCAAAGATGACTTCAAGTCAGAGATTAAAATAGGTGCTGGAACTACAATTATTAATGGGTGGCAGAAAAGTGCTGGATTCCTTAATGATACAACTCAAAGATTACCAGACAATCAATATTATCAGAAATTCTCATATGCAATAAGATCAAAAGTGCCTTTCAAGCAGTGGGATAGCACAGTAAGTGCTTTAAATCACGCTGCTGGTTTCGCTAAGTATGCTGATCTCCAAGTTGTTAGTGAATTAGAAAATTCATTTGCAGCAGTGGTCAGATCTGATGAATCAAATATTGAAACTATTGTTGATATCATAAGCAGTAGTGATACAAATTGCAAATATAATTTTGATTATGTAAGAGATAGAACTGTATTCATAAAAGATCAAATTCATTCAACTGAAATAGTTTTCCAAAACAAGATTATTTCTGATTATTTTGAGTCAGTTGGAAATAGAGTGCTTTCTATTGATGATATTAGTAATGAATTCAATAGCAATGAAAGACCTGATAGATTTGCAAGTGTTGGTAGTTTTGAGAACACTTTCAAATTAAACAAGATGTTTACATTTGCCAAAGATACAAGATTCACTGATGAAAAACAATTCTCAATCTTGAATCTCATTCAGGATTCTGAAACAGGTTACATTAATGAGTATTCTATTTTAGAAAGTGTAGGTAGAAATTTAGGGTCTTATGATTACTTAGTAACTAGTGATGGTTGGGACTTAACATTTAATCCTACCTTATTTGAATTAAATAATTACAATACATCAGTTATTTCATTTAGTGGTTTAAGTGATTATAGTGGCATTGGGTCAGTTCATGCAGTAGGCACTGCAGTAAGTACATTCAGTGAGCAACACAGTGTTCCAACAGGGACTGCCACCACAATCGCTACCATACCCACTACTTTCAGATCTGCAAAAATTCTTGTAATGTTTGAAGATGATAGTGATAATTACATTGGTAATGAATTAAATATCATACATGATGGAACAGATGTAAGTATACTGGAATATGGAAATACTGCAGATTCATCATCATCAAATTTTGTTGGATTTGGAACATTTGATGCAAATATTGTTGGTGCAAATATTATCTTAGAATATACATCAAATGCCTCATCATCACTTGTAGCAAACACTCAAGTAGTTTCAATTTCTGATACTGAAACAGGGATTGGTACAATTTCACTTGATACAGGAAGAATTAGATCATCCTATGTAAGCATTCCTTTATCAGGGGCTGGTATTGCAAATACAATAACATCATTCAATCTGCCCTACCAAAGTGGTTATTATTTTGTCACTGTAAAAGACACAACTAATAATGTTTATGAGTCATTTGAGGTGGCAGCAATTGATAGTGGTAGTGAAACTGAAGAATTGTTTGTTGAATTTGCTAATGTTTCAACTGGTAGCAGCATAGGTCAAATAGGAATATCAACTTTAGGTTCAAGTAATCTTGACATAACTTATACTCCTAATTCAGGAACTGCTGTTGAAGTAAGAACATTTGGGATTGAACTTCAAATTTTTGATGAGAATGAAAATCCAAATGAAGTAGATTACTTTAATTGGAAACTCAAGTCATCAAAAGGACTCTACACAGGGACAAAATTTGATATAAGAACAGATTTTGACCTTAAACATGAAGGTATTCCAATATTCAAGAGAATTGTTGATGGAAGCAACCCATCAATTGCTGACACTTCATCAAATGTTGTTAAAATTCCAAACCACTTTTTTGTTTCTGGTGAAAATATAAACTATAGTAATTCTGGTGCTGGAACAACTCAATCTATTGGAATTGTTTCTACTAGTATCTCTGGTATTGTGACAGATAAACTACCTGATAGTTTATTTGTTGTTAAGGTAGATGAGGGTTCTATAAGATTTGCTGATACAGCAGAAAACGCATTAAAAGTTATTCCACAAACCCTTACTTTGAATTCAGTGGGTGTTGGTAATTCTCATGTGTTTACATCAAAGAATCAAAACACTAAAGCACTTGTAGCAATTGATAATATGATACAATCCCCAATTGTAGCAACTGGCATCACTGCTGCTCTTGGACAAGATATTATTTTTGCAACCAATTTCAGTGTAACTGGTGTAAATTCAATTTTCTCAAATGATGTGATTCAAATCAATGATGAAATCATGGTTATTGATGATGCTGGTTCAGGTAGTAGTGCCACATTTAATGTCCAAAGAGGTAAATTGGGAACATCAATACAATCTCATGGTGTTGGATCTACAATTACCAAATTGGGAGGAAATTATAACATTGTTGAAAATAGAATACATTTTGCTGGAGCTCCATTTGGTAAAAATCCTATTGGTACAATTACAAATCCACCTGATTCAAGAGATTTCTCTGGAATAACAACAAGCTCTTCATTCCAAGGAAGAACATTCCTTAGAAATGCAGCTCAAAGATCAACCTCTGAAACATACGCTGATAATTATATTTTTGATGACATTTCTACAAACTTTACTGGTGTTTCAAGTTCATTTATTCTTAAGTCAGGTGGTAGTAATGTAACTGGAATAGCAACTGGTAATGGTATTATATTAGTGAATGGAATATTCCAACTACCAAAAGGATCACAACCAGTAGATAATAATTATAATATTACTGAAAGTGCTGGAGTATCAACTATTACATTCCAAGGATCTGTGGACCCACATGGGTATGATCCAGGTGCTGGAAACTTCCCTATGGGTGGAACAATTGTCTCTGTTGGTTCAAGTGGTGGATCTGGATATCAACCTCTTGTGTCTGCAGGAGGAACAACTAATGTTTCTATAGCAGGAACAGTTTCATCCATTAGTATTGGTAATAGTGGAAGTGGATATAGATCTGGAATACAAACCACTGTAAATGTTGCTGTAACAACTTCATCTACAGGAATTCCAAATCTTGAATTTATTGGAACAGCAATTGTTAGCAATGGGAATGTAATTGATATTAATATTACAAATCCAGGATCAGGATATACATTTACTAATCCACCTTTGGTAGTATTTGATGAACCATTGTCTTACACAGATATTCCTTTAGAATATACTTCATCATCAATTGTAGGATCTGGAAGAAGTGCAACTGTTGATCTTACTGTAGGAAGAGGCACTGGAGTTATTGACTTTACTATAAACAATAGAGGATATGGATATGGGGTAGGAGAGATACTGACAGTTGACATTGGGGGTGTGACTGGCATCCCAACTGATATTTCAAAAACATTTGAAGAATTCACTCTTACAATTGAAAGAACTCAAACTGATTCATTTAATGGTTGGTCAGTGGGTCAATTCACTGTCTTAGATTCATTTGAAAATGAATTTGATGGGTTTAAGAAAACATTTAGACTGACAGAGAATGGTGAAACAGTTTCAATAACTGCACAGAGAGGTTCAACTATTGATATTGAACAAACACTCATCATACTAATTGACAATGTGCTACAGAAACCAAATGAGGCATACACCTTTGAAGGAGGAAGTATTGTTGAATTTAAAGAACCACCAGTATCTGGTCAGACTGCACAAATATTATTCTATAAAGGTAGTGGTGATGAAATTGATGTAGTTTTTAGAGATATTGTTGATTCAGTAAAAGTTGGTGATTCACTTGATATTGATCATAACCCCAGATCTGGTCAATCAATAATTCTTAATCAAGATAAAAGAATTATTACAGGCATCAATACAATTGATACAGTTGAGACCAATCTTTATAGTGGTGTTGGTATTAGTTCTGATGGTACAATTACTAGACCAGTGACATGGTGTAAGCAAACTAGTGATTTGGTTGTAAATGGTTCAAGGGTAAGCAAAAATAGAGGTGAATTTGAACCAGTCATAAAACCATCATCTTATCTAATCAAGAATGTATCCACATCCTCTACAGAAATATATGTTAACAATCTTGTACCATCATTCAATTCTGTAAATGAGATATCAAATTCCACTTTGAGGAACACACATCAGAAGATTGTGCAAATTTATGAGCAAGGAGATTTTGTTGGTGCTTCTGCCACTGCACTAGTTTCTGTTGCAGGGACAGTATCATCCTTTAGTGTAACTAATCCTGGGTTAGGATACACATCTGCCCCCAAAGTATTCATATCAAACATCAGTGGATCTGCTTCTACAGAGGGTAGAGCAGAGGCAACAGCAGTAATTGGTGTAGGTGGTTCTATTACATCAATATTGGTCTCTTATGGTGGTACAACAACAGGATCTGCATACACAACAACTAATCCTCCATCTGTTCTTATTGAACCTCCTGCTCCAATTAGTGAAAAATTAAATGTAACAGAATTTGCAGGGGATTATGGGATGATTGTTGGAATTAGTTCAACAAAAGTTGGTTCTCAGCATAGATTGATTTTTGATACCTTCATTCCAAAAGATTCTCTGATGAGAGATACTAATTTAGTATCTACTGCAGCTACTATAAGTGGCATTTCTACAAGTGACTATTTCACTATTTTTGGAACAAATATTTCAATTGGGGATACATTTGCTGCAAGATCAACAGATGGTACAACTACAGTAGGAATTGCATCAACAGCATTAGATTGTGTCTATCAGGTTCAGTCATTTGAAGATGTTGATGTAACATGTTTTGTAGGTGGCAATACTGGATTCACAACTACAGTGAGAAGAGTTTCAGTCAATGTTGACAGAATTACTGTAGGATTTGCCAGTACTTCAACATCAGAACTTGGTGAGTATAGTTGGGGTAAATTAACTTTAGATGATAGAGTAAAACCTAGAGACTTCACTGCCCATACAATGAGTGGTATTGGATCTGCTTATTCTAACACAGGAATTTCTACTTCTGCTGTTGTTAAGAGATTTAATGCTCTTAAATCAACAAGTTATTCATAATAAGTCTAATAAATAAAAAAAAAGTCCTAAAAAATGGCTGCGATAATAACTGATCAACTTCGTATTCTGAATGCTAAGAATTTTGTTTCTGGAATTCAATCCAGTGCTAATTCTTATTATACATTTATTGGACTTCCTAATCCTGCTTCATACCAAAGCACATGGAATCAAAGTCCACCATCTCCACTGGATAGTTTAGATCAAACTAATCAGTATTGGGATACAATGCTGGCAATGAAGAAGATTAATAGCAGTGATATTACTCAGGTTGTAAGAAAGAACACATGGCAGTCTGGAACCACATATGACATGTGGAGAAATGATATAACAATTGACAATCAATCACAACCATCTGGAGCAGCAGACATATATTCTGCAAATTATTATGTTATGAACTCTGATTTTAGAGTTTATATCTGTTTGTTTAATAATGCAAACCCTGAAAATAGTTTTGAGGGTGGACCATCCCTTGATGAACCAACTTTTACAGATCTAGAACCAAGAACTGCTGGCAGTAATGGTGATGGGTATATTTGGAAATATCTTTACACTATTAAACCCAGTCAAGCGATAAGATTTGACTCAACTAACTATATTCCAGTACCCAGCAATTGGTCAACTAGCACTGATGACTATGCTGTAAGACAAAATGCTGATGTTAGTGGTCAAATTAAGATTATTACTATAAGAGAAAGGGGTGCTGGACTTGGAAACGCACAAACATATTCAAATGTTCCAATAAATGGTGATGGTATTGGTGGAAAAGCCACTGTGGTGGTAAATGCTGATGCTAAAATTGAGTCTGTTTCTGTATCAAATGGTGGAACAGGATACACATATGGCACTCTTGATCTTAAAGCAGGTGGAATACCAACTGGTACTACTAATCCTGTGTTTAATGTGATTATTCCTCCTCCTGGAGGGCATGGAAAAGATATTTACAGAGAACTTGGTGCATATAATGTTCTTGCTTATGCAAGATTTGAAAATGATACTGAAAATCCTGACTTTATCACTGGTAATGAATTTGCAAGAGTTGGATTGATTGAGAACCCCACTGTCTTTGATTCAACTGGAATCTTTGAACAAGATAAAGGAAGTGCTACTTATGCCCTTAAATTAGTTGGTACAGGTTATAGTAGTGCCACATTTACAGCAGATAGCATAGTAACTCAGACTGTTGGTCTTGGATCAACAGCAGTTGGAAGAGTTGTGTCCTATGATCAGACCACTGGTGTCTTGAAATATTGGCAGGATAGGTCAAATTCTGGATTTAATACCAACGGAACACAAAATTCTTCACCTACTTTTGGTTTTTCTGCCTTAAGATTCACTCCAGCAATCACAAGTGGTGGAAGTTATAACATTATTCCCACTTCAGGCAATACATTATCAATCCAAACATCATTTACGGGTATATCAACAGTAATAAATAATAGAGATTATTACTTGGGTCAGAAGTTCACTAGTGGATTTGCTAACCCTGAAGTTGAAAAATACTCTGGAAATATCATACATGTTGATAATAGACCAGCAGTAACCAGGTCATCATCTCAAAAAGAAGACGTCAAAATCATTTTGCAGTTCTAAAAAATTATGCCACAGGAAACTAACCTTAATGTTGCTCCTTACTTTGATGATTTTGACCCGCAAAGCAACTATTACAAAGTACTTTTCAAACCAGCCTACCCAGTTCAAGCTAGAGAACTGAATAATCTGCAGTCAATTCTGCAGGATCAGGTTGAAAATCTTGGTAATCACTTTTTTAAAGAGGGTGCAAAGGTAATTCCTGGGCAAACAAATTATTTTAGCACCTTTCATGCTGTTCAAATTAATTCGTCTTACTCAGGTATATCTGTAAGTGCCTATTTGGATCAGTTGGTAGGCAAAAAAATCACTGGAAGATCATCTGGTGTCAAAGCAAAGGTTGTTACATACATCACAGATACAGTTTCTGAACTTGAAAATTACACATTATATGTAAATTACATCACATCAGGGTCAGATTCTGATATTGAACAGTTTTCTGATGGAGAAATTCTTAATACTGATGAAAATATCTCATTTTTAGACACATTTATCTCATCAGGAGAGGGTTTTGCGCAAACTTTGTCCCAAAATGCCACTGCAACTGGGTCTGCATTTGGAATAAGTCAGGGAATTTACTTTTTAAGAGGGCATTTTGTTGATATTTTTGATGAATTACTGATTTTAGACCAATATTCCAACAGACCAAGCTACAGAATTGGATTTTTTGTAAAAGAAGAATTGATTTCTTCAGCAAATGATCAAAGTTTAACCGATAATGCTCAAGGATTTAACAATTATACCGCTCCAGGCGCTGATAGACTTAAAATCACAGCTACTTTAGCAAAAAAAGCACCTGATGACTTCAATGACCAGAATTTTGTTCAAATTGCTGAAGTTAAAAATGGCACTTTAAGACACATTAACAAAGATAGTCACTTTAATAACAATCTAAAGGATGAATTAGCAAGAAGAACATTCGATGAATCTGGTCATTACTATATAAAGGAATTTTTGACTGTTGTAAGAGAAAGTTTAAATAATGGATATGGAAATAGAGGTATCTATAATGCTGGTCAACTAACTGAATTTGGTAATGTACCAAGTGATGATCTTGGTGTTTATAAAATTTCACCAGGAAAAGCATATGTGAGAGGATTTGAGGTTGACAGACCTAGAACAACGTTTTTAGACTTTGAAAAACCAAGAACAACTAAAAAATTAACAAGTCAGGGTGTAAATTTTGGATTTGGTCCTACATTCTCTGTCAATAGAGTTAATGGATCACCAAATATTGGATTTAATACAGATTACACTCTCTCATTGAGAGATGAAAGAGTTGGTGTTGGATCATTTATTTCACCAGGTAATGAAATTGGAATGGCAAGAGTATATGATTTCTCTCTTGAATCTGGTTCTTATGAGTCTAATCTAAATCTGAATAAGTGGGACTTATCACTATTTGATGTTCAGACATATGTAGATGTCAGAATGAATGAACCTCATACATTATCTGTACCTACATTTGTTGAAGGTCAATCAAGTGGGGCAACGGGATTCATTAGATATCCTGTTGAAGTTGGTGTGGCAATGACTGTATATGGCGTGAGTGGGGATTTTCATGTAGGAGAAAAACTAGTTTTCAATGGAATTGGCACTGATGCTAGAACATCTGTAGCAGTTACAGCACATACCATATCAGATGTTCAGTCAGTTTTTGGTATTACAGCAGTTGGATCAACATTCACTGCAGATATTGTACCCACTTCAGCAAGAGTTATTGGGATTGCATCAATTACAGCTAGAACTGGTAGTCCACTTAAGTCAATTGTGACATCTCCTGGATTGGCATTTGCTGGGATCACAACAATTGGTGATTTAGTTAGTTTTAGTGTCCCTGGTCAATCAGACATTAATTTTGCTAGAGTTACTGAAGTAAATACAACTTCCATTGGAATCAGCACAGTAGCCTCAGTAGCAGGAATTTGTAGTGGATTGTTGAATATTGATCCAGTCAGTGTTTCAGATTTTACCATTCTTAAATCTAATTTTGTTGAACAAGTACCTGCTGGTAATGCTGCAGGTAATAATTCACTTTACAGTGTTCTTCAAAATAAAAATATTGAGTCAATTGATGTTAGTGATGTCACTTTAGATATAAGAAGATCATTTAATGTCACTCTGAACACCTCTGGTGAGAGTTCTACAGTAAGCACAGGCACTGATGAAGTATTTTTGGCATTTGATGAGGAAAGATACTCACTGACTAGATCTGATGGTGCTGTTGAACCAATTACATCAAAAAATTTGGTATTTGCTTCAGGAAATCAAACTCTTAGATTTGTTGGTTTAAGTGGTATTGATGATCCTGATGCACTTCTTATTACAACTATTAGAAAATCAAAAATTAAATCTAAAACTAAAGTAAGAGTTCCAGCTTCAACTTTAGTTATTGATAAATCCTCAAAATCTGCATCTGGTTCTACCGCTACAAGTTTAAATGATGGATTAACATTTGGAAACTATCCATATGGAACAAGAGTGCAGGATAGAATCATATCTTTGAATGTGCCTGATGTGAGATGGATATATGGTATATTTGAGGCAAATGAATCAGAAACTCCCACATCACCAAATATGACTGCTGGGTCATTGGATGGTCCAACTGCAAAAACAGATGACTTAATTCTTGGTGAGGATATAATTGGTCAAACATCAGGTGCTCAGGCTGTATATGTTGGTAGGAGATCTGAAACTTCAATAGATTTCATTTATGAAAATGATTCAAGATTCTTAGAAAATGAAATAATTAATTTCCAGTCTTCTGGCATAAGTGGCATTGCAGCTGATGTGAGTAAAGGTAGTAAGAATATTACATCCAATTTTAATTTGGATGGTGGATTCTTCAACACTCATTATGATTACTCAAGAATTGTAAGAAAACCAGAGGCTTCAGTTCCTACAAGAAAAATTAAAGTATATTTCTTAAAAGCAAATTATAATTCATCTGATACGGGTGACATCACCACAGTGAATTCATACAATGATTTTAACTATACTACTGAAATATCTGAAACAGAAGGGACTAGACACACTGATATTATTGATTTTAGACCAAGAGTAAATGATTACTCTGTTTCACAAGGATCTAGATCTCCCCTGGAGTTCTTGGGAAGATCATTCCTTGATGGAAATCACAGTTCTGCTGATGTTGTTGCAGATGGTGAGTCAATTATTCTTGATTATTCATATTACCTACCAAGAATAGACAGTATTTTTCTTTCAAAAGATGGTGAATTTATAGTTAAAAAAGGAACTCCTACTGACTTTCCAATACCACCAGGTGATATCCCTGGTGCATTGAATATTGCAAAAGTATCATTACCAGCATATCTTTACACAGCAAGACAAGCGCAAGTTGAATTCATTGATCATAAGAGATATCAGATGAATGATATTGGACGAATTGAAAAAAGATTAGCTAATGTTGAATATTTTACCTCTCTTAGCAGACTTGAAAATAATGTTAATTCTCAATTTGTTCCTGATGCAAATGGTTTAGACAGGTTTAAAAATGGATTTTTCACTGATAATTTTGCTGATAGAAAGGGGCAAGATTCAGAAACAGGAATAAGAAATAGCATTGATAGAGCAAATAACACTCTAAGACCAGCTCATTACTGCACTGCTATCAATCTTCAACTTGGCACTGATGCAATTTCTGGTATTGGTACAGTGAAATTCGCAAATGATCCAAGATATGCAAATATTTTAGGTGATAATATTGCTAGAAATATCAAAAATGATGGTGATGTTTCTAATATTATTTCACTTAACTATAGTGAAGTTGAATGGTTAAAACAATCCTATGCAACCAGGACTGAAAGTGTTACACCATTTCTTGTAAGATTCTATCAAGGTACAATATCACTTGATCCAACAGCAGATGTTTGGATTCAAGTCAATGAACTGGAAGTAAATGATATTGTGATGATGGGTTCATTGGAGGGTGTTGCCTCCGCACTACAAGTTGAGTTACAAGATAATGCTGATGGAACAAGATCAGGGGTAAGTCCAGTCATTTGGGGAGCATGGGAAACCACTGGTGTTGATGTTGATGTTAATTTATCACAAGATGTACGAGAGAGACAGGATGGTGGTGGTTTTGTACAAGGAACTGCTGAACAATTCGTAGAGAGATTTGATCAGGGTGCCCTTGATAGAAGAAATGGAGTTGTACCAAGTACTTTCCAAGTTGAAACCACACCTAGAAGAAGTTTACAAGTTACAACAAGAACTGAAGTTGGTGTTGAGCTTTCACAAAGAAGAAGAGGTACACAGAATACTGTAAGAGAAGTATTCCCCAGACCAACTAGTTCATTTGGTAATAGAGTTGTAAGACGAGAAATCGTCCATAAAATGAGATCAAGAAATATTGAGTTTAATGCTAAGGGGATGAAATCCTTAACTAGAGTTTATCCTTTCTTTGATAATATTGATATTTCAAGATTCTGCACTCCTAAACTACTTGAAATTGAAATGGTGTCTGGAACATTTGAGGTGGGAGAGCAAGTAAGGGGTGCAGTGAACCTTACCACAGCAAATACTGATACTTTGTCAAATAATGAAATAGTATTTGTTCTTTGTCAGTCCAATCACAGATATGGGGACAGAGATAATCCAACTGATATTTTCACACAAAATCCATATAATAGAGATAATACTATTCCTACAACATATTCAGAGTCATCAACTATTTTGAATATTGACACAAAAAATCTTGCAGATGAAAATTTTCCAGAAACAGGTGGTAACGTAGTCAAAGGAATGAACCTCGTAGGTCAAACAAGTGGTGCTCAAGCAAGAGTGAGTGATATAAGATTGATCACTGATCAAATAGGTGTGATTATTGGTTCTTATAGAGTTCCAGATACGTCTGCTGATACATCTCTTCCTGCTTTTGACACTGGAAGAAATACTTTTAGACTTACAAGTAGTCCAACAAATAGCAAAGTAGAAGGATTATTCAACACTGCTGCAGAGGAAATTTTCTATTCACAAGGTGATCTTGATCAAACTCAAGAGGTCACTCTTGCACTTAGAAATGCTGTTGCAACTATTGATGATAGTTTTGAAGAGACAAGAAACACAGTAAGAGATACTGCCTCAGACTTAGAAATATCAGAACCAATTACTATTGATAGTGGTGGTGATTTGACAGGAAATGTAAGAGATCCTCTTGCTCAGACATTTGATGTGGATGATAAAGAGGGTATCTTTGTCACAAGTATTGATATATTCTTCCAATCTATTGATTTTGATGGACCAGTAGAAGTTGAAATAAGAGAGGTAGAACTTGGACTTCCTGTTACCAAGAGAATAGCAGGATCATTAGTTGTTCTTGATCCAGGAACACCCCTTAATCCTAAAATTCGAACATCAAATGATGGTACAGTAGCAACAAAAGTAAAATTTGATTATCCAATTTACCTCTCAGCAGAAAGGGAATATGCTGTAGTTTTACTTGCCAATGTAACTGATTACAGAGTATGGATTTCAAGATTGGGTGAGATTGATGTGACAACCATTAATAATGAAGAATCTGCACAAACTTTAGTATCAACTCAGCCACTTCTTGGGTCACTCTTCAAATCACAAAGTGGATCAACATGGACTCCAAGTCAATATGAAGATTTGAAATTTACACTTTACAGAGCTGACTTTGTTTCTAATGGAAATGTACAATTCTTTAACCAAAATCTTCCACAGAAAGAAGAATTAATTAGTAAAGATGCTGTTGAAATTATAAGAAATGAAGTGAGGGTTGGATTAGGAAGCACTCTGGCTGGAAATATTGGTTTGGAACCAGGTGTCACAATAACCCAAAAAGACTCACTTAGTTCAGTTGTAGCAAGTGGTAAATTGATATCCCTGGGTTCTTCAGTTACCAGTGATTTAACAATCACCAACGCTGGTATTGGATACACACCATTTATTGGAGGTGAATTATTTGAGGATGTTTCATTGACATCACTCACTGGCACTGGAAAAAATGCAACTGCAAATATCACAGTAATAAATGGTGTTGCTGTTGCTGCTACTATTAGTAATGGTGGAGTTGGATATCAAATAGGTGATGAATTGACACCTACAACTATTGGTGCAGACAATCTTGGTTCAGGGATTAGATTCAGTGTTGCAAACGTGCTTGGTGATAATGAATTGAGAATTACAGATGTTCAAGGAGAGTTTAATACCACAGCAAATAATTTCTTATTCTTTGATGGTGTTGGTGTTGGTGATACATCTCTCAATGGTAATGTGGGAGGAAATCTTGTTCCACTTTCACCTATCACTGAAATTTCTGATGGAAATCATATGAAGATATTCCACAGAAATCATGGTATGCATGGGTCAGGAAAAGTAACATTAAGAGATATTGAATCTGATACTGATCCATCTAAACTTACAGTTGCTTATCCAAACACATCAAGTGGTGGTGATGCAATTAGTGTTTCTCCTGTCGGAATATTTACTATGTTTGAAAATATTGATGTTAGTGCTACTAATCCTGGATATATTAAGATTGGAAATGAAATTATTTCTTATACAGGCACCTCTGGTTCAACTCTTACAAGTATTACTAGAGGTGTTGACAATACTAAAGCACAATCCCATGCTGCAAATGATGCAGTGTTCAAATATGAGATTGGTGGTGTATCACTAAGAAGGGTTAATAAAACTCATACCCTTAGTGATGCCACAGTAAGCAATCCAATCACACTTGATTCATATCACATAAAAGTTGGTATGAATACTGATGGCACTGACAGATCAGGGTCTGGCACACTTTCTGCTCTTAAATTTAGTGAAACTAAATCAGTTGGAGGTGTTAATGGAAAAGCAACTTATAATATTCCCTTTGAGATTGCTATTCCAAAAGTTAATCTAATTACTCCAACTCAGACTAATATCACAGCATCCATGAGGACTGTTAGTGGTAGTAGTATTGATGGTACTGAATCATCATATGTTGATCAAGGATTTGAAGAAATTACTCTAAATGCAACAAATTATTTCACATCAACAAGAATTGTTGCTTCAAAAATTAATGAAACAACTTATCTAAGTGGACTTCCTGGATCTAAATCACTATCCATGAATGTCAACTTGTCCACATCTAATTCAAAGGTTTCACCAATGATTGATTTGGATCAAGCCTCAGTTCAATTAATTAGTAATAGAATTAATTCACCTATAACTAATTTTGCAACTGATTCAAGAGTGAATAATGTAAGTGATGATCCATCAAAATTCATATACTGCACAAAACTTATCAAACTTGAAAATCCATCAACTTCATTGAAAGTAATTCTTGACTCCTATGTAAACCAATTTAATGATGTAAGAGTGCTGTATGCGGTAAATCAAGATAAATCACTTGCTGAAACTGTATTTACACCTTTCCCTGGATATAATAACATGGATCCTGATAGAATTGGTGTTATTATTAATCCTGACAATAGTGATGGATCATCAGATAAATTATTCAACAAGAAGGATTTGTTGACACCAAATCCAGGATCTCAAGCATTTAGTGAGATGCAGTTTACCATTGACAGATTACCTACATTTAATAATTTTAGAATTAAAATTATTGGAACAAGCACAAATCAAGCTTATGTTCCAAATATTAAAAATCTAAGAGTATTAGCACTTGCATGATGTCAAAAATACCAGTTAAAGATCATAGTGGATTATTTAGAGATAGCAATACAGGAGCTATCATCAGCAACAATAAAAATGATTTTCAAAAATATGTTGAAAATAGAAATAGAATGCTGAACCAATCTGAAAAGGTTGAAAAACTTGAAAAAAATCTTGATGAATTAAAGGATGATATAAATGATATTAAGTCACTTCTTACCAAATTTTTAGAATCAAATGGCTAATAGTACAATCACTTTTGATCCAAATGCAGGAGTGGCATATGGTGTCAATTTGACTATCAATACTGGTGCAGATTTTAATTCAACATTTAAAATACTTGAAGTTGATAGAAGTGATTTTGATCTAACTGGATACAGTGGATCATCACAGATGAGAAAAAGTGCAGCAATAGGTTCAACAACAATTGCTGCAGCAACATTTACTGTTGGGTTTACTAGTGCAACTGAAGGTGAATTTAAAATATCACTTGGATCTACAGAAACAAGATTACTTAAAAATGGAAGATATGTGTATGATATACTGGTAGGTTCTGCATCAACTGTTTATAGAATTGTAGAGGGAAATATACTTGTTCAGACAGGAGTATCCTCTGCTCCATAAATAGTATTAAATTGTAGCGTATAATGGCGCAACCAGCATCTCGACAAGGACTGATAGATTATGCCCTGAGACAATTGGGCGCTCCTATGTTGGAAATCAATGTTGCTGAGGAACAATTAGAGGATCTTTTAGATGATGCTCTCCAATTTTTCCATGAGAGACATTTTGATGGGGTCACACAAGTATTTCTAAAGTATCAAATCACATCACAGGACATTAGTAGAGGTAAGGCTAAACCTCCTAGTGTAACTAGTGGTCAAAGTGTGGGTATAACTTCTACAACTGTTACTGATAGTGGAACTGATTATGTATTCTATGAGAATAGTAATTTTATACCATTGCCACCATCAATTATAGGAATTAACAAGATATTTCAATATGATGATGCTCATTCTATGAGCATGAGTAATATGTTTAGTTTTAAGTATCAACTATTCTTGAACGAGATAGGGTACTTTGGAAGCTTTGAATTGTTGCAGTTTGCAATGTCAATGACATATCTTGAGACAATGAATTTTTTGCTGAATACACATAAGGCAGTTAGATTCAATCAAAGACAAGATAGATTATATATTGATGTCGATTTTGGAAATATTAATGAAGGTGATTTTATAATAATTGATTGTTGGAAGACAGTTGATGGTAATGACTATGCCGGTGTTTGGAATGATTCATTCTTGAAGAGATATTTTACAGCATTGGTGAAGAGACAGTGGGGGCAAAATCTCATCAAGTTTCAGGGAGTTAAATTGCCAGGTGGTATTGAATTTAACGGTAGACAATTATTTGATGATGGACAAAGAGACATTGATGAAATTAGAACTCAAATGCTCAGCACCTATGAGATACCACCTTTGGATTTGATAGGGTAAGATCTTATGCTAAATCCATTTTCCCTTAATGGGTCAGTAGGAGAACAAAATCTTATACAGAGTCTGGTCAATGAGCAGCTCAGGATGTATGGCGTTGAAGTCTATTACATTCCTAGAAAGTACATTACAAAGAATACTGTTATAAGAGAAGTTATTGAATCCAAGTTTAATGATGCTTATCCTATTGAAGCATATATTGATAATTTTGAGGGATATGGTGGACAGGGAACTGTGCTGTCCAAGTTTGGGATACAAGAGCAAGATGATCTGACTCTGATTATTTCAAGAGAGAGATATGAAACATATATCTCACCTTTAATGAAAAATCTTGTGAATGTTGAATTATCATCAAGACCAAAAGAAGGAGATCTAATATTCTTCCCTCTTGGAGATAGATTATTTGAGATCAAATACGTTGAGCATGAGCAACCATTCTATCAACTCAAGAAAAATTATGTTTATGAGTTAAGATGTGAACTTTACAGATATGAAGACGAGGTCATTGATACTGGTATTGAGGACATAGATGATGAAATTGCACAACTTGGATACATTCAGACACTTTCTCTGATTGGACCTGGTGCAGCATCAACAGCAACTGGTACAGTTTCAATATCAGAGACAGGTGCTCTCAGCATATCATTATCAGATGCTGGGGCAAATTATGACACATTACCAACAATTGGTATTTCATCATCACCTGATGGGGGCACAACTGCTGTTGGAATAGCATCCTTCCTGACAGGATTTACTGGTGGAATAGATGGCAGGATTGCCTCTGTATTACTTACTAATACTGGTGCTGGGTACACAGTTCCTCCATCAATTACATTTGATAGCACAACTGGTGTGGGTGCTGCTGCTTCTGCAAGTCTGGTCAATAATGGAGTATCTAATGTTGTTATTACCAATGCTGGATTTGGATATACTGGTAATGTTGGTGTTGCATTCACCTTCCCACAATCACTGATTGACAGCATTATTGATATGTCCAACAATTCACTCACTATGGATTCTACAACATCATCATATGATTCTGGAAGTCCATTTGGAGTTGGATTTGAAGATGCTAGTGGTGTTGCATTTGTGAACTCTGCTGGAATTGTAACCTTTGTCGCTCTTACACCAGGGCAAGGATATCTTAATGTTCCTGATGTAGTATTTGAAACACCACCTGGTATCACTGCCACAGGAACATTTAAGTTCAATGAAATAATTGTTGGTGCTGCAAGTTCTGCAACAGCAAGAGTCAAAGAATGGGATGCATCAACTAACAAACTTGAGATATCAATTATTGATGGTGAATTTGGTCCAGGTGAGCAAATTATTGGTCAAGAATCTGGAGCAACATATACAATATTTGATTCTGAGTCAGATGATCTTGTTGATCCTCTGGCTGATAATGATACCTTTGAAACAACTGCAGATTCAATCATTGATTTTAGTGAAAGCAACCCATTTGGAATGCCCTGATACAATTTTGTTAAATAGTAGTATTACCCCACCATGATAAGGCGATGTTTGAGTATTTTTATAACGAGGTTTTCAGATCTGTTATCATAGGGTTTGGTTCTCTTTTTAATGGGATAGAAATCAAGCATAAAGATTCTTCAGATGATAGTGTCAGCATTGTCAAGGTCCCCCTTGCCTATGGACCAACTCAGAAATTTTTAGCAAGATTAGAACAGCAACCTGATTTGAATAAACCTGTTCAAATGACACTTCCTAGAATGTCATTTGAATTTATTGGTGTTCAGTATGATGCCTCTAGAAAAACAACTCAAACACAACAATTTTTTGTTGAAGATCCAGATTCTGGTTCTAAAATAAAAAAGGGATACTTACCTGTCCCATATAACATGTCAATTGAATTGAGCATTATGTCTAAGTTAAATGATGATGCTCTACAGATACTTGAACAAATTTTACCATTTTTTCAACCTGTTTATCACTTACCAATTAATTTTCTTGGTAATTTAAAAGAAAAAAAAGATGTGGCAGTTCAACTTGATAGTATTAGTATGGAGGATGACTATGAGGGTAATTTTGATACAAGAAGAGCACTTGTCTACACACTAAGATTTACTGCCAAGACTTATGTCTTTGGTCCTATTCCTGATGTTACTGATCAGGTCATCAGAAAAGTTCAGGTTGGTTACATTGCTGGAGAAAGTTCCAGATCATATGATAGAGATCTTACGTATAAAGTTGTTCCTAGGGCTACAAAAGATTATGATCAATCCCAAATTTCACAACTCAGTGAGGATATAGATCTTACAGAGACTATTATTACTGTAAGTGATGGATCTAAATTTACTGTTAATACTCACATTGATATTGGTAATGAGAATATGAGGGTTGTAAAAATCAGTGGTAATGATATCACTGTAAAGAGAGGTCAGGATAATACCACTGCTACAGAACATGTACTGGGTTCTCCAATATTCAGTATTACTGCTGCTGATGCAGAATTGATTGAAGTTGGTGATGATTTTGGATTTGATGGAAACGTATTCTGATGGAAGATGATATGATTAATGTTACTCCAACTGATAAAAAGATTGAGAAGATTAGATCTCAATCTGAGGATATTAAAAAAGATTATGAATACACTCGTGGAAATTTATATTCAATTATTGAGAAAGGACAGGAAGCTATCAATGGCATACTTGAACTTGCTCAGGAGAGTGAAATGCCCAGAGCATATGAGGTTGCTGGTCAATTAATTAAAAATGTTTCTGATGCCACTGACAAATTGATGACTCTTCAGCAGAAATTGAAGGAGGTCAATACTGAGGAGAAAAAAGGTCCAACAAATGTCACTAACAATGCTTTATTTGTGGGATCAACTGCTGAACTTCAGAAGCTATTAAAGAAAAACTCAACTGAAGACTCAAATAAATAAAGATAAACGAAATGGAGATGTTAAGTATCAAAATAAGCACTTTCATGGTCCAATAAATAAATAAAACCCACTTAAAATGGCTAGACAAGGCATAAATACTGGGTCAGCACCTAATGATGGAACAGGTGATAGTCTATTAGTTGCTGCCAGAAAAATTAATGAGAATTTCAGTGAACTCTACGGGGTTGTTGGAGATGGCACGACTGTAGGTAGCGCCTCTTTCACTCAAATTGTCTCTAGTGGGATTATAACTGCGTTATCCTTTAGGGGTGATGGTTCAAACTTAACTGGTGTTACTGCTGAGAGTTCAGGCATCAGAATTAATAATGATGATTCTTTAGTTGGTGTTGCAGCCACACTTAATTTTGGGACTAATCTATCTGTAACACCACTATCTGCTGGAATAGTCACAGTAAGTGCCTCTGACACAGGCATAACAAGTATCTTTCAAGATTCCACACCTAGACTTGGTGGAAATCTTGATGTCAATGGAAAAGAAATATCTGGAACTGGTAATGTAAATCTTACTGGTGTAATCACTGCTACTAGTTTTGTTGGTGATGGCAGTGGATTGACTGGTGTTGCATCAACAGACAATATTATTACTGGCACTGCTGCTACATTTACAAATGTTGTAAAAGTTGGTACAGCAATCACTCTTGATGCCAGTAGTGGCATTATCACTGCCACTAGTTTCTCAGGAGATGGATCAGGACTAACTGGTGTAGCATCTACTGAAAATATCATCACAGGCACTGCAGCCACATTCACTGGTGGTGTTGATATATCAGGTGCTAGTGAGATAAATGTCTCTGGTGTTATAACTGCAACCAGTTTTGATGGAAATGTATCTGCTTCCAATCTTAATGTTGGAACAATCCCTGCAGGTAGATTCCCCACCACATTGCCATCTGTTAGTGGTGTTGATTTAACAGGCATTGTTACAAGTATTGCTGCTGGGTCTAATATCAGCATTAGTGGTGCTACAGGTGCAGTCACTATCACTGGATTAGCAAACACTGCTAATATAACAGCAGATAGTTTAGTAGTTAGTGGTGTTTCTACATTTCAGAATGTTTCAATCGCTGGAACTCTTACATATGAAGATGTAACTAATATTGATTCTGTTGGTGTCATCACTGCAAGAAAGGGTGTTGTTTCCTCTGGTGTTGTTACTGCTACCACTTTTGATGGTTCTGGTGCAAGTCTAACAAGCATCCCAGCTGGTCAATTGACTGGTGCTCTTCCTGCTATAAGTGGTGCCAATCTCACTGATCTTCCAGCATCTGGTGTTGGGACTGAAGGTAGCATTAACACATCAGGTATCATTACAGCAACTAGATTTGCTGGTGTTGGTGGTTCCATGACACTTGGAACACCAACTGATGGTGATTTAATTACATCAGGTGCTCTCAATACATTTACATCATCCACAAAGATTGTTGATGGAATTGATGATCTTAATGAGGTTATCTTCAATGTCATCAAGAATACAGCAGTCACAGATGTAGACTTTAGTGGTGATGTTGTTTCTGGTGGTTCTCCATTAAATGTTACTCTGACAATCACTTCATCTGGTAATGCAAACAGATTTGATATTGATTGGGGTGATGGTAGTGCTGATAATGATTCAACAGACTCAACCCCATCACACACCTATAATCAATCAAATGGTGGAATCAATACAGTCACAGTTGTAGCAAGAAATAATTCTGGTGTGGGTGCTGGTCACAGTCAGTCAATAACTAAATCAAATTTCGTCACAGTTTTCACACCAAATCCAGGTGTGGCTTTCTCCATGTTTGCTGCTGTGGCTGGTGGGTCATCAATTTCAAATTGGGATAGTGGAACACCAGTATATCTGGAAAACTCAACAACAAATGTTGCAGGATTTGCAGTAACATATTCACTTAATTGGGGAGATAACACTACAGAATTTATTTCTGCAAACACCTCTCCTGGTGGTGTTGGTGGTGGAAGAACAATTCACACATACAATAATGCATCAGAAACAGACACAGCATATAATGTCAATCTGCAGTTAAGCAGTCATCCAGCAGCAGACCCAACTCAAATACCAACATCATCAACAAATACCTTTAAGGTATATTCAACACATACTCCTTCTTTTACCCAAACAAATATTTTAGGTATCAATACAGCATCCTCTTCTGGATTTGCTGTAACCTTTACAAATACTACTGAGAGCACAATTGGTAGTTTTGCTGACTTTGGTAACACATACAGATGGACCTATGGTGATGGTAGCACAGATAATGTAAATGTTGGTAGTGGAGCAGCTGGAGACACTGGTAACACTATTGCTCACACATTTGCACTGGCTGATAATTCAGCAGGCATAGCAGCAACATTTGCCACTAACTTAAGAGCAATCACAGATCACACTTCATCACCCTTCATCTCTCCAAATGTTGTAATTACAGTTGAACCAGAAGTAAGATCAATCTTCACAGGTATTGCAACTGTTGTAAGTGATAGAACTGGTGATGATGGTAGAGATCTTTATGATGGAACAGATATATTTGGAAGAAATAGAAGAGTTGGTATTTTTACAAATACATCACATAATGCCTCTGATTATGTTTACAGTTATGGTGATGGTAGTTCTGATGACACTATTGCTAATAATGCAGCACCTGGTGGAACAGATGCACCAATCTTCCATACATTCCAAGGAAGCACAGGAAGTAAAGTTGTAACACTTACTGCCAATGGCACACCTGCCACCCTTGTTCAAAATGGAAGGACAAGCACAGTCACAATGACTTTGAATGCTGTACCAAGTGCCCCTACAGCAATCACAGCATCATCATTATCAATGTCTAGTGGTTCTCAAGGAACAAGTCCTGCCCTTTGTGCTAACTTTACAGGCAATCAGGCTGGTTCTGGTATTGCTACTGGAACATCAGTAACAAGAATCGCAACCACTAATCCAGTGGTTACTAATAGTATATCAAATATCAATGGTTCTCATAGTGGTAATCTATCAGCACAAATAAATGGTGTAGGTATTGGAACAACAACATTCACCACTGCAGTTGGTGAGACTGGCACATTTAATGATCTAATTGTCTCAGCAGAAGGGGATGCTCATGATAGGATTTCAGCAAGTACATTCCCAACTGGATTCTATCATGTATTCAATGCTAATATTTCCAAACCACTTGGTGAAATATCAACAGGATTGAATGATTTTGGTTTAAATTTATCAACTGTTGGTAGTTGTGGTTTTACTACCTTTGTCAAAGATGACCTAAATACTACACCTACGTTGACAGCAGGAACTTTGTCTGAGAGTTCTGGAGGAACAAAAAGATTCATATCAGGAATCCCATACTATAATACAGGAAGCCCCTCTTTATCTCTCACAGGTGTAACAGTAACAAACTTTACTGGTCAGACTTTCCAGAACACATCAGCACCTGTTGATCTTGATCCTGCTACAAACTCAGAGTCTACCTCAGGAAATGTAATTTCCTCAATTGATTACACTTATGCAAATCTAGATGGTGCATCAACATTCTTATCAGGTGGTGTGCCTGTAGCAAATACTGGAGTAGGTGGTGCATATACTTTTGGCACTCTGGCAGTCCCACTAACTTCCAGTAGTATGAGGTCTGTACAGACATTGAGAATAAGAGGTAAGAATCCTGCAGGTACAGGATCTTATGCCACAAATGCCACCAAGGTTCAAGTTCACACAGCAGCACAGAGTGGCATAAGTGAGATTGCAATTGCTGTTTCAGATTCACTAGGTTCTGGATTTACTGATGATGGTGT